TAGCACCACTTGCGAGAAGGTGCTCAAGGAATGGTTGTGCTGAAGTGCCCTCGTCGAGGAACTTCTGATATGTGGTGTTGTCCATCCCCATCGAGCGAAGCTGATCCAAAGTAGCCTTGAATTTGTTCGTGTCAGCAATTGACTTTCGAAGCTGCTCTTCATACCCAGTAAGAGACGTTTCTTCGGCAATATCCGGGAGGTCGTCAAACTTGTCTCGAATGCTGGCATTCGCGCTGTTCCTTGTGTTAATTGCTTGGTCTAGCGCAGACTGAGCATCCTTGAGCTTTGCTGTAATATCGTCATACTGAGCACCAAGCGCCCTTAACTGATCCTGCTGCGCATTCATCTCCTGAGTCATCAGGAGATTGGCTTCATTAGCCGCCTTCTGAGCTTCCTTAGCTGCCGAAACCGCCTGCCTAGCTTCTGCTTGTGCTTGCTTTGCTTCTGCCAGTCGGACCTTTGCTGCCTTGATGGCATCCTTATTGGGCTTCTTGTTGTTCTGCAGATCCTTCAGCCTAGCTTCGGCCGCCTTAACTGCATCGCTGGCATCACCAAGATTATCCTTAGCCTTATCGACTTCGGCCTTAGTGTCGTCCATGGATTGAGCGATCATAGACTTCATCATGTCAAGAGCAGCTTGGACGTCGTCAAACCCGCCAACTAGCCCGTCTCTGAAGCCCTCATTCACGTACTTACCAATCTTCTCGAATTCCTTCGAGGGTGAATGGGCGTCAAGAGCATTCATAGCCGCCGAAATAGCTGATTTGGCTAGATCCTTTGCCGCGGACATAACGGCGCCAATGCCTCCACCAATACCCTTAACCATTCCTGTAATAATCGAGGTGGCCATTCGTCCACCCGCACGACCTAGTTCAGCACTATTTGCATCAATAGCCGTCGAAATACCATTGACGAAAGTGATTACAGCCTTCGCTGCTTTATCCGCCAGAATTGGAACTTGCTTGGCTAATGCTTCGATGAACTTTGTAATTACATTAACCCCCGCCGCAACTACGCGGTCGATGTTGTTTGCAATGCCGTTGAGGAAGTTTGTAATGATAGAGGTCGCAAGCGTAACAATCTTACCAATATTTGCGCTAATTCCACCAAGCAACTGCAGGATCATGTTCATTCCCGCTGCCAGAATTCGTGGATATGCGGCTGTTATTACAGCCAGACCCGTATTGATCAACTGCAAGAACAACGCAGCCAACTTCGGAATAGCATTACTAACGGCCTTGAGAATTGACAGAATAACCGTAGTCATAGCCGCCACGAAGGCGGGACCGCCTTGAGCGATTGTTGCTGCGAACATGATGATGCCCATAGCAAACGCCTTAAGCGCTTCGGGAATCTTCTTGATAATTGTAGACAGCATAGCGCCAATCGTGATAGCTGCCGCTGCGCCTAGACCAACCAGCATACTGAATGCTGTGACAAATGCTAGTGCGCCTACTCCTGCTAGGGCTAGTCCTGCGCCCAACGCAAGAATCGAGACGGCAAGAAGGGCAATAACAGGCGACAAAGGCGTAAGAAGCAACCCAGCAAGCCCAAGAATTGTAAAGACGCCCGCAATAGCCAGAAGTCCCTTGACAATATCCCCCCAGGGCATTTTTCCTAGAGTCATTAGTACTGGCGTTAGGATTGCCAAGGATGCCGCTGCAACAAGCAAAGCCGCAGAACCCATCAAGGTGCCTGTCATCAAATATAAACCAGCAGCAAGGATAGCAAGAGATGCAGCCAGAACCGTAAGGCCCTTTCCAATCTCACTCCACGTCATCCCACCCATCGACTGAACCGCTTGCGATAGAATAAGAAGTGCCCCAGACACGATAACAAGACTGGCTGCCGTCAAAAGCATATTCTTGGGCATAATCTGCATAGCACCCGCAATAATGACAAGAGCCCCAGCAATACCAACAAGCCCCTTCACAATATTGCCGGTAGGGATAGCAGCGAAGTCGGTAATGGCCGAAGCCATAATCTTAAGGGACGCTGCAAGAATACCAATACTGATAGCAGTACCGATCATGCTCTTAGCTGGCAATAGGCGCATAGCTCCCGCGAGAACAAGCAAAGATCCTGCCACACCGGCAAGACCCTTACCCATATCGGCCCAACTCATCTCTGCGAAGTCCTTGACAACCGTCGCCAGAACCTTCAAACCAACTGAGAGAGCCAGAATACCAACGCCAGCAGCAGTCATACCCGCAGCATTTGCTGAGAGAGGCTTGACTGCGACTGCGAGAATAACCATGAGTCCTGCGACTCCGGTTAGGCCCTTGCCAAGCTCTTCCCAACTAAGATCGGAGAGATTCTTGACGGCAGCCGTGAGAATAAGAATCGCAACCGAGAAGGCAATCATGCTGCCCGTGATGAACGGCATCTTGAGGAAGCCGCCGGACTTACCAATCTTGTCAAGAATTGTCATTGCCCCTAGGAGCATCCCGAAGGACACGCCAACTGCAGACAGTGCCTTGACCAGCTTGTCTGAGTCGATAAGCGACAGAGCAACAATCGAGACGGTGAGAATGCCAACTGCTGCGGCAATCTTCATCATCGTGTCGGCCTTGACGTTCTTCTGCATGGCCGTCATCTGTCCGGTCAGAGCACCAAAAGTGTCGGCAACTGAGTCGAACATATTCTTGACGCCAGACTGGCCAAATATGCCGCCTCCATCAAGGAAGCGCTTGACCAAGAGGACAAGTCCCCCGAATAGTGCCGTATTGATAGCGCTGAGAAGTGCGTTGAAACCGTCATAGCTAAACGAGTCGGCCATCTTCTGACCAATTGTACTGAAGACCTCGATGAACTTATCAACCATAGGCTTGAGGGCTTGGCCGATCTTACTGAACAGACCAGGAATACTCTTAAGCCCATCGCTGACGCCGTTTATACCGCTTTGCAAGGGAGAACCCTCACCCATAGCAGCACCAGCGCCGTCAAAGAGATTTCCGATGAACTTGATGAGGTTCTTAAGGACTGTAAGGGGGACCTGCAAAACCTTAGTCAGACCCGCAAAGAACTTAGCGAGTCCTTCACCATTACGAATAGCTCTTTCAACATTGACCAGCCATTTGCCAATACCAGCGGTAAAATCAAGGAATCCTCCACTTCCACTAGACAGCGAACCTGCCAGATCCATGATGACGCCAATGACGCCACCGACTACCATTTTGATGATAGAGAAGACCGCAAAGACACCCTTGAAGGTGTTCTTAAGATCCTTAGCGGTATCCTTGCTGATGATGAGCTTCTCCGTGAAATCTCGGAAAGCGACACTAATATCATTTAATGTCTGCCCAGTTGCAGGCGGGAAGAACTGCTTGAACGCATCTTTAATTGGCTTGATAACCTTCATCAAAGCGGTAAAGGCGTTCTTGATACCGTCGAATAGTGCCGTACGACCGCCAAGAGCGGCCCAGTCACTAAGGACCTTGTTACGAGCATCGGCAGAGTCGCCAATCATCTTTCCAAGGACGTTGTTAACACCAGTCCAAAGAGACTTAGCTTCTTCAAAGTTGCCAAAAATCAACTCAGAGGACTGTGCCCAGCCTGAGCCCGCGCTTTCCTTGAGCGTATCCATCATCTGCGAGAATGTTTTAACATCGGAGGCTGCCGCTGTGGCTCGCTTACCAATGTCGGTCTCTGTATTGGAATAGTCGCCCAAGGTCTTAACAAGAGCTTCTGACGTCAACCACTGCTCTGAAAGACTTTCGTTGAAGCCCTTTGTAGCCGAGACCGGCGTACCTTTCAGCGTTTTGTAGAGGCCATCGGCGCCCTTCATGAGGCTGCCTGAGGCGACAGCGCTCTCCATAAGCTGAGTCTTGAACTCCTTGGTAGCCATGTTGGCCAGCTCGATAGACTTCCAGTCCATGAGCTTGACAGATCCCTGCGAGAGAGACTGCGCGAAGTTGTACATGGCCCTAGAGGCTTCTTCAGCATTAGCGCCAGAGATAGCAGCAACGTTCGCAATACCCTGAATAGCACCAACCGAGTCCTTCAGATTCACGCCAGCATTGGTGAACTTACCAATGTTACTGGTCATGTCCTTGAAAGAGTAGATGGTCTTGTCAGAATATGTGTTCAACTCACCGAGGTACTTATTGACTGTTGCCAGACTCTCGCCCGAACCAGCCATGATCGTCTGAATAGAGCCCATCTTCAGCTCGTACTCGTCGAATCCGCCCTTGATCGGATCAATCGTAAGGGACTTAGCAACCGAGGTGCCAACAGCCATAGCCTTCGAGGCAATACCCGACAGAGCAGTGATGGCGATCGTAGAAAGGGCCATGAACTTAGCGGAAATATGGGTAATGCCACCCTCCATGGCACCGAAGTTCATCTTATTAGCAGATGCCTGGACCTCATCAAGACCCTTTGACGCTCCGGAGAACCCCAGCGCGGACTTCAGCTTATCGAGCGTGCTCATTGTAGCTGCGGCACCATCTTGGAACTGCTTGTTGTCGAACTTCATCGTAACAATGCGGCTGTCAACACCACTCATGCTGAGGTCACCTCCTTCCAAACGTCGTTGGCAATGCGGTCAAATATAGGTTGTAGTGCTGGGTTGATATAGTCTCGTCCTTGTACATACCCTCCCGTACGAGTTCCATGACCAAGCTGGATTAGAACTGCCACGGGAGTCCCGTTCACGACGTTGCTGTTGTTCCAGATGATGGAATATGACGTCGGAGTCCTGAGAATCTCATAGGACCAGGAGCCAGCAGTATTGCCCGAGTCCTGTGGCGTTGCGCGCGACAGGACATCGACGCCTTCCTGACCAGCGCGATCGAGGGCTGAGTAAATATTACCCTTGAGCATCTTGGCCAGGAAGGCCTCCATCTTTGCGAAGTCCCCTGACGATGAGAAGCTTATCACGAGGCGCCCCGCTTTCTTTTAAATAGTCAAGTCGTAGAATCCGTCAACGAAAGATGGAAGTAGCTTACTGTTTGGTAATGCAGAAAATATACCATCAACGTTAGTCATGGTCATATCTCCTACTCCAGAAACTATTTGAGACAATCCAGTTACTGGCTGCGCAATAATGTACATGGGGTCCCAGAAATAAACAAACTCCATCAATGCGCGTAACGTTGGAAGATACGAGGGTCCGCCTGGACTTGGTAGCAACGCAGAAGGTCCACCATCAAGCAAACCAATCCCAGAAGAAGAATATATTCCTCCATCAAGCAAACCAACCCCAGAAGAAGAATATATTCCTCCATCAAGCACATTAATGTTAGAAACAGGCACTAACCCGCCGTCCACGAAATCAACGCCAGAAAAAAGAGTAGAACCGCCATCAAGAAAGCCGTCACCAGCTGAAGAAGCTGACTCCCCATCAAGAAATCCTTCTGTTTGATATGGGTCGTCCCGACCATATAAAAGATCTTCAATAGCCTTAAGCAATCCGACATTTAAGACACGAGAGTCAAATATAACGTGCGCGGTTGGTCGAAAGTTGTCGACGTCTTCTGGGACGCCAGCGAGAGTCCAACTGAATGGAATAGGCTCAGCTACAGACGACATAGTGTTGTAACTTACAGCAGAAGAAGTTGCCGTCAGGTTGTAGAGAATATGGATCTTGTATCCGTGGTCTATACCATTCACATCGTTGGCAACCATCGTGCGGTAAGAGAGCCCGAATACTTTCGAGTTCTGCCCATCGACAAACACGCCATTCCCAAGGTCAACCACGCCCTCATACTCCAGGAACTCGTCTGGATATGTGAATGCGGTCAGGGTGGCAGCGAAATCCCCTGTACTTTGAACGTCCTGATACTTGACTCCGTCGAAATATACAGGAGTTGTTACATCGTCGCCCGCCGTCTCATTGACTGAGGTGAGTCCATTCCAGGGGACTGCGCTACCATCTGACAAATATAAAACTCCTCGATCAACACCAGTCTCATAAAGACGCTCGCCGACCTGGTCCCAAACAAGCTTAGTCATTGAACCTCCTTTATGTGGTTATGGTTTAGAGTTCTGCGTTGAGAGTAAGCAACTGCAAGTTTTCGGATGTCTGGCGGGGCAGCATGGCTGCTGCTGTTAGCGAGTCGCAGATGAATCCAGGCCCTCCACCAGCAACAATCGGCACTGTGCGGAACATTACCGGGAATATCACTGAATAGATGTTCCCCGCCGGAATCCACGTGTGGAATGTCTGATAATACCTCTGACACCTTCGCAAGTTCGCGCCATACTCCTCAACCTCGAACGGAGTTGCGACACTGCCCTCTTCTACTTGGACGCCCCAGAAGTCGATCGTCGCGGACTGGATGCCGAGGGAGCCGGTGATGGAATTGAAGTTTGACCCCGCTGAGGTCCAAAGGCGAACGCCTAAATGATCATAGCTATCCGTACCTAAGGTCTTACCTGCAATTGAGGGTAATGCCACGCTTACGCTATACCGAACCCAGGCGGTTGACAAAGTAACCTGCGCAGCATATGTATCAACCGCCGTTGAGGGGCTGCCTCCGCTGCCAAATTGCTGGGTGAACGCGACCGCGACCTTCGGGGTGCCCGTTGCGGCCTTGGCCCAGAACGACACGACGACCGTCTTGCCGCTCAGGGTGCGGACGGACTCGACGCGCTGTGTGAGATATGCGACGGCGCTGGCGAGTGTCTGGCCCGTCGTGATGACGCGCGCGAACGCCTTGGCGCTCTCGGGCAGGTCGCCTAGCGCTGGAGTCTGCGTCGAGTGCGTGACGGTGCCGTCCGACACGTTCATAATCCAGCGGTCGAAGCAGTACCCTCCGGCTGTCCCCGTCGTAAAAGCTCTCTGATTAACAGAAAAGTCACCATTAATAATACGATTACGTCCAGGCCTCTGTAGAAGAGCCGCAGTATAAGGAGCAAGATCCAGAATATCCGCAATCTGCTGCCATCCGGCCAGACCGGCGTCCCAGCGCTCGAGACGGTCAGTCGTGGTGTTCAGGATAAGTCGTCCATCCCACTTCTCGCCAACCGTAAGGTTGTTACGAAGGGTCGTGGTCATTGGAACGACGGTATTACGCAGTTCCGTAGAGGTAGCCAGGGCTGCACGGACCTCTGGCGGGAAGTTGTAGCTCGGATCAACAGCAGGATAAAGGTTGTAAGCCATGGTCTACTCCATTCTATAGAAACCGCTGGTAGGCGATGTAGTCAAGCGTGTGTTCGGTAGAGCACGGTTGATGCCGTCTACCCTGGTTCTATACAAGTCTCCCAAACCTGGAATAAGATCTGATAAACCAGTAACATCCTGTGGGATGATAATAAGTGGGCTCCAGATTGTCGTCAGATCAAGGAATTCCTCAACCGGAGGCAACCTGGAAGTTAGTTTGGCTGACCCATAGAGCAGGGTCTCGACTGCTTCTAGGGTCGAAGCATCTACTTTGGTAGAGTCAACGACATAGTGCGCGGAAGGCTGGTAGGTTGTTGACGCCGGAGGTACAGCATCGACCTTCCAAGACAAGGACTGAGCACTTGGTGACGCGTTCATTGACGAATATGCTTTACCAGTAGAACTTGCCGTGGCATTGTAGACTATGTGGATCTTGTAGCCGACGCCGTTACCATAGCTGGTCCTATAGGAGAACCCGAATTGGGAGCGTGGTTGCCTTGTTAGAACAAAGCCCGGAATGACCGATTTGTCGCCGACGCATTCGGAAAATTCCTCCGGAGCAGAAAATGCCGTAATTGTGGCCTGATAGTTCTTAGGGCTGACCACATCGAGGTACTTGACGCCGTCGAAGTGGAAGGAAGCAACCTCTCCACCGACAAAGGACTCCTCGACATTAATCAAACCGTTCCAAACTACTCCTGGTCC